TTGTTCCACTAATTGATTCAATTTCAGCTGGTGGGTGATGGTAATTTACTTCGTAACCAACTCCTCGTCCATAATTAACCGATTCAATATCAGGAATAATACTGATAAGAATTTTATCGGAATTATCCATAAAGAATTTTTCTTTTGATAAATCCATAAGAACTTGGTGTGCTGTTTTGGGATTATTTTTATCCTGAGGTACATCTCTAATTGCTACCCAAACATTTTTTCCTTTATCTAATTGTTGACTGATTAACCATTCATGTCCGGCATGCCATGTCTGCCATCTACCAATGTATAATGCGTATTTTTTCATATTATATAAATTTTAGTATTGCTAATTCTTTTGCTTTTGCTTCAACCATAACATCTAAATCTAGATCGTATGTATTGGGTAGGGATACAATATAATCAGAGTGTGCCTGTGGTTTTTCTTTTAGATTGTTTTCATGCAATCGTTTTGATTCAGAATAATGTACTTCTTGTCGGATTCCTTTAGGCCAAGTTGTTGCTGCTAACTTTAATGCCTGTTCTTCGGAAAGGTCACCCGTACAAAACTGATGATGGTGATAATCAAATACAATCGGAATACCTGTTTTTTGATGAATATACATTAAATCCTTTACAGAATACATAGATGCCTTATCATCATTTTCAATTGTAAGCCGTTTTTTAACCGAATTAGAACACCTTTTAAAGTTTTTGATAAATCTATCCATAGCACTCTTTTTATCCCCATAAACACCGTTACAATGAATATTAATGTTATTGTAGGGGGTTTTAGATAACTCCATCATATCAAATATCTTACCATGTAATTCTAAATCCGCAATAGTATTGGTTATTACTGATTCATTTGGAGATGTGAGTACACAAAATGGACCAGGATGGGAATTGAGGCGTATATTATGTAGTTTTGCAAAATCACCTGCTTTTTTTAATTCTGCCTTAATTTTTTTGTAATCTTTAAGTTCGGTTAAATTAATATGGTCACCCCAAGGAATGATTGCTGATGATAATCTGTAAAAATAGATACCATTTTGTATATTCCATTCTAAAATTTTGATTATATCGGCTGCATTTTGAAGTGCAAGCTCAGAAACATAATCTAGTCCTTTGGTTTGAAAAGTTTTTTTAATCATAGCACGATTAGTAGTAACTTTTTTACCTAAACTCATATTAATACACGCATATCCTAAATTCATAGATACTAATATACGAAAAATAACTTAAATTACAAAATTATTAATAAGTTTTAATATTTTCTTCTTCTTGTCTTAATCTATTTAGTTCTTTCGGTGTACCACCCCTCATTGCCATCCAATAGCTTACTGCTTTTGGATTATTAATCCACATTTTTCTATTATTCCATGGAAATTCAGGATGCATATACTGCTCCCATTTTAAATCTGTTAAATCGGAATTATTTTGTTGGTTATTTTGTGAAATATTTTCTGTTTCTTCGGAATTTTTCCGAATAGGGTTATCATTTGTAACATTTTTTGTAAAATTTTCCAATATATCCTCCTTTTTATCACCATATACTTCATATAATCCCAATTTTTGGTCATTTTCCACCGTTTCTACCAAAATTTCTTTTTGTTTTCTTTTTTTATCAGAAATAAGTCCATTAAATGCAATAATTAAAGCAATTGCTAACGGGTCAAACACCAAAACTATCAAAAATATGAAAAATTTCACTACTTGAGCCAATTCTACACCAAATGCTTGAGCAACAAAACGAAATCCACCAACTTCTCTTTCAGTTTGAATATTTTCGTTTTTAATTTTATTGATTTCTTCGTAATTTTTATTGTTTTCCTCAGTCAATTTGTTAATTTTTGCTGAAATTGTAGTAATTTCCCTATCCGCATTACGAATCATTTGTGAAACTCTTGTAGTTGATTTATCTTTATCTATTTGCTTTGATAGGTTTACTTCTTGTGAGTTACGAATATTCTGTTGATTGTTTAATTGTGTTGTATAACGGGCTATTTCACTCTCATTTTGTTTAATTTTAGTATCAAAAACAGAAATTTCTCTTTCAATTTGCATTAATTGAATATTCTGTTGTTGGAATGCGTTAGAAAGATAACCAAATATACCGGCGGATGTGATTAACATAAGCACTCCTACTGATATTGTAATATACCATTTGTTAAATCCACCTATTTCATCCCATTTTTGTTTTAGATAGGTTGCGGCAACTAATTTGGCCAATTCCAATGCTGATGCCATTATCATAACAGACAGAGAAGCACCTGCAAAAAGAACACCCAATCCCGTCACAGAAAAATAAGCCGCACATCCAGCTATAATTAATGCGGATAAACCAACCAAAATCTTAAGCCAATTCATTATCTATTAATTGATACTAATTCTGAAATTTTCTCAATAATTTTTTGAGAATCCTCAATTGTTTGATAAATTTGTGATGGTGTCAATTGTTGTGCCCCTATTGAAACATTTTTTAGAATGCGTAATTTACCATCTAAAGTATCTAAAAGTATCTGTATTTTTTCGTTATATATCATATGTATAAATATTTTTATAATAAAAAAAGGGTAAAATCATAAGACCTTACCCTTTCTAATTTACAAAAAATAACTGAATTAACCAACTTTTATGGTCAATTTTTTTGGTTTGGATTCCTCTTTTCTTTCTACTATGATTGATAAGATACCGTTTTTAATTTCTGCTTTTGCGTTTCGGCCATCCAAATCTTTGCCCAATGTGATTGTTTCATTAATGTTTCCAATCAACTGGTCTACTGCTGTTTTTTCTTCATTATCATCTTTTTTTGCTACTACCTGAATTTTTTCTTCATAACAATTTATTTCTACTTTTTTTGGGTCATGTCCTAAAACAGATAATGCAATAAATGCTTTATCGTCTTTTACTTCAACTGCGAATTTAGATGGTACAAATGTAGTTGAGTGGTTTTTCCAAATTGGTGAGTTTGTTTCAAATAAAGAATCAAAAACCTTGTCGAAATTTGTGTAATACATAATTTAATTTTTTTTTTGTTAATAATACTATATATTGTTCAAATTTGATACCAATGTAATTTCTTTGACAAAATGTCAGAACATTTCATTACCTTGTGACTCAATTACAGTAGATATATGGTCAGCCCAATGCATTATATATGGTAGTTTATATCTCATTCTTTTATTTGGGTCAAATGCTATAAGATATTTTTTATTATCTTCATCATAAAGTCCATCAGTAAGTTTCATACCAAAATATTCTGCTTCTGAATATGTAATTCCATAATGCTGTAACGTAAAAAATGTTCTATCGGTCAGTGTCATAAATGAATCTTCTGTATTCCTTTTATAATATTCTCCTCTATTTTTTATATGCCATTCCGAATCATTTGGTAAATAATGTAAATTTTCTTTTGTACCTAATTTTCCTAAATCGTGGTGTAATGCAGTAAATATTAGTTCCTCATCTGTAAAATCAATTTTTCCTCCCATTTCAATAAACATTTGTTTTACTTTCAATGCATTTTTACAAACATTAAAAATATGGTCTATATACCCACCATTATATGCATTATGATATCCCGCATTACCGCTTGCTGGCGATATTGCTAAATTGCCCCCCAATTCCCCTTCGGAGTACATATGGAGTAATTTTTCAAGTCTTTCACCTGTAAAATACTTTTTAAGGATTTGTAGGAACTTTTCGTAATTTGCTTTTAATTCAGCTTCTGTTTTTTGTTTCATAATTTAGAGTTTAACTTTATAATACTCTAATATACGAAAAATATTTGAAATTACCAAATTTTATAGAAAAAATTCATCTATTTTGTTTTTTAATATTTCTACAAATCTACTCTTATTATCCTCGGAAATATGTGTATCAGTAGTATCTAAAATATCACAATTTCTTAATTTATGTTTTCTAGTATATTCCGAAGCCGTATATTCTCCATCAAATTTAAAAAACCCTATTTCATCAAATATATTATGAATTATATCTAATCTATTAGTATCTTTTTCTTTATCAATTATTTCTTCTGGTTGTATATCATCCCACATATACCAGATACATTTAACCCCTTTTAAATCTAATATTTTTTTTAATAATCGCAATTCCGTTAATAAATTTGAAAATTCATAATTACTATTATAAAAATATTTCAACCAATCGGTATAATATTGAGAAACTATTTGATTATTTTCTTTTGAAAATCCATAATTTGTATTAATAGCACTTATACCATTGAGTTTATACTCTTTTTGTGTTAAATCAAAAAATACATGCTTTCGATGTAAATATGTAAATTGGATAACCAATAATTTATTTTCTAAATTATCCCAATTATCATTTAAATAGGTTTTAACCTTTTTTAATATCAGTTCATTAGAAGAACCGGATTCGGCATGGTTTGTATGAGAAACTGGTAATTTACAATATGATTTCCAATTTATTACCGAATGAGAGCAACCAAAAAAAACTATTTCATCAATCATATTTTTCATAACCAAATAAAATTATATAAGTTCGGTACATTCATCTAATGATATAAAATTTTCTATGTATTTGTTGAACATTTTATTAAATTATTTTAGACTTATTTTTTATTTCTATTTTTTTAAAAAATACAGAGGTTTCTGTCTTTGTACCATCTTCTCTTTCATATGGAAAATCTATACAATAATAATTTTCTCTTAAAAATCTATACGCATCTATACTCCAAGTACCATTATCTAAAACTATAATCGATTCATCTTTTTTGTTAGAATTTATAACTTTTGCAAAAGTATTTCTTGGTATATGCGTATTCTTATTATCTATTAAGAATACATCTACCGATGTAATCAATTTTATAAACTCATAGTTTTTTATAATATTATCATCAAACATCGATAAATTAACATTAGTAATATTTCTTTCTTTTATTAATGAATCTATTTTTAAAAACCAGTCAATATTATCTTCAAAAGAATATACAAATTTAAAATGGTTTGAAAAAAATAAAGTAGAATATCCTGAACCTATTTCTAAAATTGTTTTATTTACAAAATCGTTTTCTTCAATCCATTTTAGAAACTGTTTAGATAACTGTGGACAATCTATCATATAATTGTTTTTTTATAATCATCAGTCGGTTTTAGTTTAAACCAATTAACCAATGAATATCTTACGCCAGATTCGACCGGCATTACTCTATGTTGTATACTTGATAAAAATACAAATAAATTACCAACACCATTTTCAAATTGAAAAATTTCTACTGGTTTTGAATCAGGAATTATCAATTCTAGTCCCCCACCTATGTATTCATCATTTAATTGAATCACTACCGAACAATATCTTTCGGTGTTAAAATCAGGAGAAGAATCTGTGTGCCAATTATAATACTCACCTTCTTTATATTCTGTAAATTGAAATGTACTATTATCAAAATTTATTTGGTATCCTTTTAATTTAATTTTTTCTGAAATTTCTTCTAATAATTTTCTTTTTAGGAATGGAAAAATATTATCGTAATTAATCCAACCTATTGAAGATTTTCTGGAAGAAATATCTATTTTAGCATCTCTTACTTTTGCAGGATGTAATATCAAATTTTGAATTGAAAATTTTAATATCTTATTTGCTTCTTCTTCCGATAGGAAATTTTTTTTTGTAAAATATTTAATCATATTAACTTATTATTTATAGTAACCAATTTTTTCAACTATATCCATAACAACTTTATTCCAATCTTCTATTTCTACTTTTATAAACTCATATGTATTTAACATTATACCACTTACTTCATTATAAAACCAATATGCCGAATCTTTTGGTCTATGAATTACTTTTGTAACATATAAGTTATAACCAAAACAAGTTTGTTTGTCTATATGTTTAAAAAAAACATAACCTATAGCTTCGGTATCATAATATAGTAAAAATAACTTTTCATCATTTTTTATTCTTAATTCCACATCATCCATATTAAACATTTTATCCCAACTATACTCTTTATTAAAATAATTAATAAGATTTTCTATTGATTTTTTGTAAAATACAAACATATCAATATCGGATATAATAACTAGACTTAATTTTTTATTATAATTTTCTTTTTTTAAAGTATACTCAATCATATTAAACTTTTTTCTTTTATAAAACTTTCATCATAATTAAAAAAAGTCGCCATACTATATCTTTTTCCAGATAAAACAGGTAATACTCTGTGTAGTACATTTTTTGATAACAATATTGCGGAATTTTTTATTGGTTTAATTTTTTTTATATCCCCTTTTATTGATGAATTTTCATATTCCAATTCACCACCCACATAGTTGTCATTCAAATATATTATGAGTGAAAAATCTGTATCATCATAATGAAATTTATCATCTTTATTTGCTGTGTTATCTACAATATTTATCCAGCTACCTCTATATCTGCATTTTATTCCGTAATTATTTTTTACGGTATTTAATATTTTTTGTATAGTTTCATTTTTTAATATAATTACCTTTCTTCTGTAAGAATTACGTCCTGGTAGTGGGTCATCTAGTAGTGCTTCATTAATTGATTTGCAAAAATTATCAATATACAACAATTCATCATCATTTAATATATTAATATTAGTAATATACTTAACCATTTTATATTAATTTTTTTAAATTTTTACTATTTTTTAATACAATTCCTTCTAATAATAAATCTAAAAAAGAATTTTCTTTATAAATTTTTTCTATCAACAATAGATGCACTTTATCTGTCCACAACTTACATAGTTTGTAATTTTCTTCATAATTTTGCATAAATTTTTTTACAAATTCAACAAATTTATCATTTTTTCCTCTATATTCAACGGCCTCTTTGTAAAACGGATGTTCTTCTATTCCTGTTATTTCTTTTAAAATATCATAAGGGTATGTGTGGGTAGATATAAATGGTATTTTAGATAAAACAAATCCATAAGTTTTTTCAGATAGATAATTTGATGCATATGGAACCGATAACCAATCCCAAGATTCACTTAATATATGCATTTTAGCCTGTGGTAGTATTCGCATCATATACTCTAAATAATGTTCTATATTTTGTATATAAGAAATATCATCCCAATTATCTGTACCCCATTTATTTAAATTTATATTTTTATTGTTTTTTATTTGTGTTGAATTTACATTATAATCTATGTTTTGACAGTTATCAGTTCTACTTAAATAAATTTCTTCATTATTCAGTTTTGCAATATCATCTATTATAGATATTCTATTCTTTTTATGGTTTCTAACGGAAAAACATAATTTATAGGGTTGATTTAGTTTTTCAAAAATATTTGCAAATTCGTAATACCATCGTATCGAAAGTAATTCATTCCATTGAAACATTGTGTTTGTTAGAATAAAATTATGATTTGGATAATGTATTGATTCTACGGATTTGTCAATAAAAAAATTATCACTAAATATCCAATGATTTTTTAATCTTCTTATTTGATATTCTAAATCTTTTACAGGCTCATATTTTAACATTTCAGCTTCTATAAAACTTTTTTCTGTTCTCATAATAGAAATTAACCAACCGTTTCTATTTTTAACTTTATCGGCTAACCATTTCATTATTGGGATATCATTAACACCAAATTGGCCACCGCCTCTGTGTGCGGTCATTCCCTTTTCTCCGTTTATACAATCTATTTCACGATATTCTGGCCATTCGAACATTTGATAGTTTATTGTTAAAAAATCAATTAAATGATATCCATCGGAAGCATCATTTAATTCCGGATTAAAGATTAATTCGAATTTTTTATTTTTATATTCACAAAAAATAGCACCAATATTATTTTTTATATTGGATACTCTGTTTGTGGTATTATGAAATAATTTTAAAAATAAAGAACGAGAATAAAAATGATGTATGTATATTTTTATCATTAAAATAGTTTTTTAGTAAAATAACTTTTTTCAAATTTATTCCACACCCAATCGCGCAGTTTCTGGTCTTCGTTTACATTTATTTGTGAATATTCATAATTTGTTTTATTCTCTTTTTCTATTTTTATATTTTTACTATATTTGTTTTCTATTAATTTTTCAAATTTGTACAATTCATTTATATCAAATTCATAGGTTGGTTTGTATCCACTTTTCCATACTTCTTGTGAATCAAATACTCTCCAATTAATGTAAATATTATCTTTCATCATATTTTCTATGATAGAATTTTTACTATAATTCATTGAATATTTTTGTATCAATGGTGATATTAACTTTGATTTCATTTTTTTATCAAATTCAAAATTTTTACTATTTTGTATCATAGATTTTATACAATCTATCATTTCATCTGTAAAATATTCGTAAATAAAATCATTTGTTATTTTATTTGGTATATACTGTAACTGATATACTTCCTTTATCCAAAGGCCAAACAAATAATAGAAACTACTCAAAAATCTTTTACAATAATCTCTTTTTATTGTTATTGTATTTACTTTGCTTTTTAAGAAAGTATAAACTTCGGAAATCGATTGGTGGCTATGTGTTTTTATTTTTTTATAAGGATATTGCAATTCAGTTTCCATTATGGGCACCACATATCCATTACTTAATATATTAGAAGTAGAATTATCTATAAATGTTGGTTCTATTTTTACATCAGATAATTCTAAAGCGCAATGAATTGAGATACTAGCGCATTTTGGAATTGCAATAAATGCAATATCATTTTCAATTAACATCATAACCTAATATACTAAAAATAATTGAATTTACAAAAGCGTTTTTTGATTTTTTTGAGTTGAAGACCATAATTCATCATCAACTGCTTTCCATTTACCCAATGGGCATTCGTTAAATGTTTTTGTAAATATTTTTTTCTTTAATGGGCATCCACAATCATTACAATATGGGTCGCCCGTAATATCTCTTTGGGCACGAAACTCTGGACATTGAATACAAATGTTCCATCTAGCCTCTGCTAATTCTTTTTGAAATTTTGTAGGATTTGCCGCAGTAAACCATGCATCTGCTATTGTAACTATTTTAGATGGGTCTTTAACTAACCCACTTATTATTTTTTTAATACCAAGATTCATAACCTAAAAAAATTAATTACATGTGCTTTGCTTTCAATGCTGCAATAAACTGATTTACAATTGTATTTAATGCAATTTTTTTAGGAGCTTCAGTTACTTTTTTTCTTCTTCTTTTAAATTGATTTTCTGAAGTCCAAACTCTATTTTTATTATTTTCAGTTGTCATATTAATTTATTTTTTTAAATTGAACATCTATTTTATTATAATCTACCATAAATAAACCATCTTCTGGATTCACCAGCAAAGCATGTTCAAATGCCGTTCCTATTAATTCATTACCAATAACTCCCTCATATAATCCCTCTTCTCCTTTATAATTGTATTGATAAATATTAATTCCATCGTTGGATTTACCAATCCATTTTATATTTTCCTTATGTGCAATATCCGATTTATTAGTGTTACAATATGGACCCTCCGCACATGATGTCGGAACTGGGAACGGTTCACCACACGGTGATAGGGTGCACAGAATATGGCCACCCGGTTGATTATCACAATTTGGATAGGCGCCACCACACCTACAACATTGAAAGGTATCCCAGTAATCAAGAATGTTACTGGAACAATCGGTACAATATAAGCAGTTTGCTGTAAATGACCTACAATCATAGGTATAGTTATGCGTTAGTAAACCATATCTCAACCCACCCTCTTCAGCAGTTAGAAATAGGTCTAATTCTTCAAAATTTACTGCATATACTTCAATTTCATCATAAGAATATGTTATTGTTTGAATAGTTTTTTCTATTAAAGAATTTGTTTGTGAATCAAATAGAATAAGTGTATCATTTGGTTTTAAATCCATATATTGTGTAAACTTTACAACATAGTTTGATGTACTACCACTTTCTAATTCTTTTTTCAAAATCATTGCATGACTTACATCCGAAAATTTAGTCCCACCATCACATTCAACATTCCAGAAAAATCCAACCCAGTTTTCTCTTTTTACTATATTTGTTAATTGAGATGAACTTACTTCAAAATTATTTATTAGATTATCAAATGAACCGGACCAATTAAATAAATTTACCGTATTTTCTTCCATTGGTAAATCCGGTATTGTAATAGATTTTACTGTATCATTTTGATTCAACGATGATAAAAGGGTTAATGTGTTATCTGGTAAAAATACTTTCGTACTTGCATCAGCAGATACTTTTGGTGTTTTTTCGTTATTGTTGTATTTATAAAAATATTTAGGTCTTTCCCAAATAGGTATTTTATTATTATCATCTAAATCACATACACTATCTAAATCAAATGCATTAGAAAATTGTACAGACCATAAGTTTAAAATATCTAAATTAGAACCATATATCAAATCCACACTTCTATAATGTGTCAATTTTCCATCTAACAAATCGGAATCATTTAATACATACTCTTGAATATATTCATCATCTGCTAATTCCGATTTTAATGTATCTAGTTCTACAATCGTATTTATTTTATATAGTTTTGGATGTATATGATTATCGGCCGGTGTGATTCTTTTTTTAATCATATAATTTGGATGAACACCATTATCTCTCAATGTGGTTCCAATAGAATCAAATCCTAATTCCACATCATTGATATATGTTGCTGGAATAGATGTTGGATTTGAATCATACATTAATTTAAGAAATTCCCAATTATCTCTAGCATATGTATCATCTATCAATGCCGTAACATCATATGCAATTCTTATTATCAATTTATTATCAGAATCTTCAATATAAGGGATTGTGATAGAATTCGCGTCCAATAAAATATTATTAAACGTAAATCCTTTAGATTGACAGTAATACTCAATCATTTGTGAAAATATTTTTGATCTATTATTATCAATAGAACTTCCTGAAATTGTATTTTCTGATTCTGGAGTTAATTCGACTTCAGGATAATATCCAGCTCTTAAATTTGTTTTATTAATTAAATGTATTTCGTTTATTTCGGTTCCTGAAACTATTTGGTCTAATATATTTACATCAAAATAATATCTTAAATCTACTGCCGGATGTATATTTGTATTGGTTTCTATGGCTTTGAATGAACCATCAGTATCTCTTACAAAATCTGTTCCTGTTAGTACTGCTCTCATTT